ATTCGCGAGGAGGCGAAACGTATGGACGACGAGAAAGTCAAGGAGCTCGAGGAAGCGAAGAAAACCCTCGAGGATGAGAGGACGAAGCTCGTAGAGGAGAATCAGAGGCTCAAGGAAGCCCAGGTATTGCGGGAAGCTCACGACCTGTCCGCCGAAAAGGTGGGCGCGTCCGACCTGCCCGAGATCACGAAGACCAGGCTGATCGAGACCCTCGCTAAGAATCCCGTGCTCAAAGATGGTGCACTCGATGTCGCGGAGTACGGCAAGACCATCGACGAGGCGATCAAGGCAGAGAGCGACTACATTGCCAAGCTCACCGGCGCCGGCCAGATCAGGGGCATGGGCGGGAGCGAGGACACTGGCGGCAAGGCCAAGTTCAAGGAGTCGCTGAAGAAGAGCTACCTGCGCGAGGGCAAGAGCGAGGACGACGCCGAGCGCATGGCAGAGATCGCTGTCAGCGGACAGTGAGGCCACAACGGTAAACAGAGAAGTAAGAGGGAGGAACGATGACAACGTACATGTACTCAGCTACAGGACATAGCGCGGGCGAAGAGAGCTCGAGCACCTACGAGGGGCGACACCTGACCTTCGAGGAAAGCCTGCTCACCCACCCCGTGCACACTGACGGCTTCGTGGACAAGGGCGACCCCGTCAACGTGGGCGATATCGTCGGCGTGGCATTCACCGGCGCAGACGCGGCCACTGACCAGGTCGCGATAGACACCGAGGGTGTCTGGTTTCTGAACGTGGTCGCATCCGACGACACGGGCACGAGCGCGGTGGCCCTGGGCGATCAGCTCTACATCAACACGGGCGTGATCTCGAAGCGCGCGAGCGGCATCCCGTTCGGCAAGGCTATGTCCCTTTTGACGGGCAGCGCCAGCGCCGCGGTAGCCGCAGTAAAGGTGCACTGCGAGATGCGCGACATCGACACGAGCATCATAGTCGTCTCGACGAAGGGGAACGACACCACGGGCAACGGCTCCTGGGGTGCGCCTCTCAAGACTCTCACCGCTGCGCTCGCACTGGCGAGCACCACCCGCAAGACGATCTACATGCTGCCCGGCGATTATGCCGAGGCCGCCGCGATCACCTGGCCGAACGTGAACGGCATACAGGTCATCGGGCTCGATGACTGCGGCAACGTGGTCATCAGCGAGGCGACCGCCGCAACAGCCGTAGTGACCATCAACCCGACGTTCACCTCAGCGACCTTCGAGGCGTTCCTGGAGAACGTGTGCATCGAGCACACCGCCCAGGTCGGCATCGAGATCGACAACGCGAACATGGGCAACCGCAAGTTGCTCATCCACCTAAAGGGCGTGTCGACTTCCCAGACCAGCACAGGGGACTCGATCAACGTGACGCATACCACGGCGGGACAGGCCATCAGGATCTACGCGGAAGGCTGCGACGAGATAGAGGGCCTGATCGACATCGTGGTCGCCAACGCCGACGACCGCTTCCGGTTCAAGGGCTGCGTGCTGATCGGTGGACTGACCTGCACCGGCGCAGTCGCGGGCGAAGTGAGCCTGCTGCAGACGATAGTGCTCACGTCGGGCCTGACGCTCGACGCGGCACAGGTGCAGACCACGGTCGGGAGCTGCTACCGCACCGACGCGGGCGTGTACACCCAGCTCGCAGACGCGTACTCCACCTAGAGACGAAACCAACCGACACAACCGAGGGCCCCGAAAGGGGCTTTTTCTATTCCACACGAGGAGGAAAAGTAATGCCGGATTTCAATCAACTGATGGAGAGGATGGATGACTGGGAAGGGTACAACGTGCTCCGCGGCGCGCCGATCGACGAAGCCGCCATGGACCGCGCGTTCAACCTGCTCCAGAACACAGATCGTATGCCTCCGCGCCGATGGGCGGCCACGATGGAAGAGGCCATCACCACGTCAGACTTCCCGCTGCTCTTTGGCGGGATACTCGACCGCCAACTCCTGGCACGCTATGCGCTGGTAGTGCCCGACTGGCGAGCCTATATCAAGGTGGGTACCTGCAAGGATTTCCGCGAGAAGGAAATCCACAAACTGCAGGGCAACGAGAAGCTCCTGCCGAAGGTCGCAGAGAAGGGCGAGTACCTGGTCGAGCCCATGGTCGACGCGCACTACCACAACAGGGTCTACAAGCGCGGTCGTCAGTTCGACATCTCGTGGGAGTCGCTCATCAACGACGACCTCGGGGCGTTCTCCGACTTCCCGCAGCGCTTCGCCAATGCCTGCATCTACACTGAGGCATACGAGGCCACCAACCAGATCGCCGTCGCGGCCGGCCCGAACCCGCTTCTGTTCGGCGCTCCGATCGCGGACGTCGACGGTCAGAACGTGACCAACCAGGGCGTGCTCGCGCTGACGATAGCGAACCTCGAGGCGACCCTTGCCCTCATGGCAGAGCAGACCGACGTGCAGGGCAAGCCCCTTAGCATCGTCGGCAAGCACCTGGTCGTGCCGCCCCGCATGGAACTGGATGCCAGGGCGATACTCACCAGCGCCGTGAAGCAGTGGACAGAGGTAGGAGCAGGCGGCGGCGTGCCGATGCCTACGACCAACGTCATCCCCCAGCTGGGCATACAGCTCCACGTGAACCCGCTCCTGCCCGTGCTCGACACGTCGGGCAACAAGAACGGAACGTGGTACCTGTTCGCGGACCTCGCAGACGGGGCTGCCGCGCAGCTCGATTTCCTGCAGGGTCACGAGACACCCGAGATCTGCATGAAGGGGTCCGACAAGGTGGCCATCAGTGGCGCGCCGCTCGGCCCGTTCTCGGGAGACTTCATCTCCGACAACGTGTACTACCGCGTACGCCACGTCCTGGGTGGGGCTCCGCTCGACCCGAGGTTTGCCTACGCTCAGGTCCACACCTAGACCGAATACCAACAACTGATCCAAGCGCAGAGGGGGCCCTTCGGGGCTCCCTCTCTTTTCCCGGAGGTGAGACGTGAGAATCAAAATGCTTGAGACCGTGCACACGGTCGGGCAGATCCTCGAGTACGACAAGGTCTACGAAGTGCAGGACCAGCTGGCCAAGGCTCTTGTGGGGCGATGCCAGGCGGAGGACATCTTCAAGGTCCTCAAGCCCCCGGTCATCGCGGAGCCTGAAGAGAAACCTGTGGTCGAAGAGGCCGAGGTTGACGAGAAGCCCGAGGAAGAGAAGCCTGCTCCTGTGAGCAAGCCCGCCAAGAAGCCCGCTAAGAAGGCCAGCAAGGCGGCGAAGAAGTGACGTACGACCCGGCGACCGATGCGGGAAAGGTGCGCCTACTCTGCACCGACACAGCGACTGTCGAGATATTCACCGACGCGGAGATTGCCGTGTTCCTCGAACTCAACGGCGACTCGGTTCTGTTTGCCGCCGCGATGGCTTTAGACGTTATCGCCGATAACGAGATCCTGGTGCAGAAGCGGATCAAGTTGCTCGACCTATCGACTGACGGGCCGAGCGAGGCGAAGGAGCTGCGGGCGGGCGCGGATTCGCTGCGGCTACAGGCTGGGAACGATCTCGGCTTCGACTACGTGGAGAACCCCGTCGATGTGTTCAGCCTGCGCGAGAAGACGATCAAGGATTACCTGCGGGGGCTGGCGTGAACAAGCCGCCGCTCATCCATCCCGATCTGTTGACCAGCCTGCCCGACTTCTTCCCCTCACTGTGCACCATACAGAGCGTGACGATAACGCGGGACAGTTACAAGGGCGAGGTCGAAACGCTGGCCACGCTGCACGCGAACGTCCCTTGTGTGATGGCCGCCGCCGGTGTCGGAGGCAGGGAGATCAAGCGGCCGGACATGACGTACGTTGTGGCCTCGCACACGGTCGTACTCGCCGCCTACTACGCGGACATCACCGAGAAAATGCACGCCGTGGTAGACGGGCTGACGCTCAACATACTTATCGTCGCCCACGATTCGCACGGCAAGATGACGCGCCTGGCATGCGAGGTGGTCAGATGAGCAACCCATGGGTGTCACTGCACGGAGCAGGCGCGCTGATGGCCGCGCTCGAGCGCAAGGAAAAGGAATATTCGGATCGACTGGAAGCCGCTTCGACGGCGGGTGCGCTGGTCGTCGAGAACGCGGCCCGCAACAACGCTCCGTACCTGACGGGCACTCTCAAGGATTCTATCGGCCATGAGACTGCGGAGAAAAGCGCGAAGCAATGCCTCGTCGCCGTCGGACCAGGATCAGGAACAGACAGTGACGAGGATATCGGCTATGCAGTCTACCAGGAGTTCGGGACCTCGAAGATGCCCGCACATCCATATCTCAGGCCGGCCCTTGACGAGAACAGAGCCGAGGTCGTGGATGTCATGGCGCAGGTATTGAGGGACACGGAGTAGACGATGGCAATCGAAGCCGACCTCGGAACATATCTCGAGACGGTGCCGCTGGCGGGCGGGCGCGTGCATGCCATGAAATTGCCACAGGACCCCACTCTGCCCGCGTTGGTATTCATCCGCGTATCGACCATGCCCACCTACTCACATTCGGGGTTCTCCAACTTCACCGAGGCGCGCTTTCAAATCTCGTGCTGGGCCGCGACTTACATGGCGGCAAGACAACTGGCCGCACAGGTCCGCACAGCACTCGACGGATACTCGGGGGCAATGGGCACCACGCAGATCGGGCATTGTCTGTGTGCGTCGGACAGAGACATCTACGAACCGGAGCCGCAGCGCTTTCACGCGCCGCTTGACTACATGATCGGATACAAGGATTAGGAGGCAGTAATGGTAACAGCAGCAGAGTCATCTTTCGGAGTAACGCTCACCAGGGCGGGAAACCTGATCGGCGAGCTCACGGAGATCGGGGGCGTCAAGCTCACGATGGACACAGAAGAGGTTACGAGCCATGAGTCGGCGGGTTCGTTTGTCGAGCAGGTGGGCACCGTCCTCAAGATGGACAAGGTGCCTATCAAGGGCAACTTCTTGCCCGGTGATACGCTCGGACAGATCGGACTCAAGACCGACATGGAGGCCAAGACCCTCCAGGATTTCGTCATCACGTTCCCGCCGAGCATGGGCGCCACGTGGACGTTCAAGGCTCTCGTCACCGATTGGGAGATCGGCCCGATGCCCGTGGATAAAACCATGACGTTCGAGGCAGAACTCTCGCCGTCCGGACAGCCCGCTCTTGCGGTCACCGCTTCAGCAGGGTTGACCGGCGCGTTCTTCGTCGTCACCACCGGCACCATAATCCCGGCGGCAGCCAACGCCGTGTACAACTACGTGGTGGACATAGCCACTGGGGAAACCAGCGTCACGATAACCCCGACTGCGGCCGCGGGCGTGATAACGATCACGGCCAACGGTGCATCCCAGGTCGTCACCTCCGGTGCGCCATCGAGTGCGATAACGCTGGGCGCCGCGGGCTCGGTGACCGAATGCACGATCGTGGTGCAGGAGACGGGGAAGACGGCAAAGACATACACGTTGCATCTCGCGCGTGCATAGATAGGAGGTTCCGTTGGGAGCAGCAGCACCGAAGGTACCGATCGAACTCGACAAGCCGCGCCACATGCAGTTTACGTTTGGCGTGGCCGAGAGGTTTGAGGAACACACGGGAAAGGACTTCGCCGAAGTTTCCGAGGATCTCAGCAAACTGTCGTTCAAGGACATCGTGACGATGTTGTGGCTCACTCTCGCGGTCGAGGACAAGGAGTTGACGCGGGAGGTTGCTAGAGACCTGTTCCACTTCAAAAACCTTCAGGAGTACCTGGACAAACTTGGAGAGGTACTCAATGTCTCCACACCGGAGAGCGATGGCGATGACCCAAAAGAAGCGGCGTTCCCACAGACTGGCTAGGGCTCTGGAGCTACGCACGGATCTGGCTCGGCCTGGGCGATACCGAGTTTTGGGATCTCGCGCCCATTGAGTACGACGCGCTGGTCAAGCGCCACAACGAACTCCTCGAAGTGGAAGACTATCGTAGCGCGCGCATAGCCTACGTGCTCTACGAATCCAACCGGGACACGAAGGCACAGCCGAAGCCCTACCGCCTCGAGGACTTCCTGCTCTTCCAAAAGCCCACGCCCCCACAAACTCCCGAGGACATGCTGCTCGTGGTGACTGCTCTGAACGACATCTATGGCGGGACGGTAACGGTCAATGAGTGACAAGGTTGTCGAAAAACTTAGCGTGATGATCGGGGGCGACACGAGTGCCCTCAGTGCCGGTTTCTCCTCCGTCGGACCCCTGCTCGGCAAACTAACGGGGATGATGGGCGGGGTCTCCGGGGTTATCGCCGCCGGGGTTGCCACGGCCGCCATCGCCATCGGGGCATTCGCGGTGGGCGCGCAGAAGGACATCGGAGCGGGGACCAGGGCGATCAGGCGGGGAACGGGCGAGACGGGGAAGTCCCTCGAAGTGCTCGTCAACAACATGAAGACCGTGGGGAAGAACGTCCCCGAGAACTTCGAGACCGTCGGCGGCGCGATCACGCAGTTGAACGTGAAGCTCGGGTTGACGGGCAAGCCGCTCGAGACAATGACCACGCAGATGCTCAACCTGTCTCGCATAGGCAAGGTCGATCTCAAGGAGATGACCGACGTCGCCGCCGGCGCGTTCAACGCGTGGAACATCTCGTCGAAGGATCAGTCCAGCTCGCTCGACTACCTCTACAAGGTAACCCAGCGGACGGGCATCGACATCAAGAGTCTGACCGATACCACGCGGAGCGCCGCGCCCATAGCCCAGCAACTTGGGCTCACCTTCCAGCAGACCGCGGCACTGACCGGCATGTTGAGCAAAAGCGGCCTCGACGCCTCGAAGACGTTCATGGGATTCAAGGTCGCCGTCACCAACATGGCCAAGGCGGGCAAGGACCCGATCACCGAGTTCCCGAAAGTGATGTCCGCCATCAAGGGCGCGCGCACTGAGACGGAAGCACTCACCATCGCAAACGAGGTCTTCGGCGGTCGCGTCGGCAGCACTCTCGTCGGCCCGATTCGACAGGGCAAGCTCGACTTCCAGCAGTTTTCCGAGGCGGTCAAGAAAAACAAGGACACGATCAACAAGTCGGCCGAGGACACTAGAACGTTCGGCGACCGCATGAAAATCCTGGGCAACAACCTGAAGCCCGTGCTGGCCCCGCTCGGGAAAGGCCTGTTCATCGCCCTCAACTGGGCGGCAAAGGGATTGATCGCCGCGGTCAAATGGTTCGGCGAGCTCATCCACAAGATTCAGACCGGCTCGGGCACGTTCAAGACGATCCGTGACACGATACGCAATGTCTTCAACACGATCAAGACCATCTTCCAGGTTGCGGTCAAGGTCATCACCGAACTCTGGAACCGCTTCGGCAAGCACATCTTCAACCAGGTCAAGACCTACTTCACCGCGATCTGGAACGTCATCAAAGCCGTGTTCAACATAATCAAGGGAATCTTCAACGTCTTCAAGGGCATCTTCACCGGCGATTGGAAGATGTTCTGGAACGGCATCAAGGGGATCTTCAGCGGGGTCTTCAACGCTATCAAGGCCATCTTCGTGTTCATCTGGAACTCGATCAAGAACGCGGCGAAGCTCGTGTGGAACGCGATAGCCGGGGTCGCCCGGGTGATCTGGAATATCATCAAGGCCTATTTCACCACGTGGCTGAAGGTCGTCAAAGCGATCTTCACCGGTGTATGGAACGCGATCAAGGCCGTAATCACCGGCGTATGGAATGCGATACTCGCCGTAGGCCGCTTCATCTGGAACGCGTTGAAGCTCTACTTTACGGTGTGGCTCACGGTCGTCAAAGCCGTGTTCTCCGCTGTGTGGAACGCGATCAAGGCGGTCGTCACCGGCATCTGGAACGCGATCAGCGCGGCTGCCTCGGCGATATGGGGCGCGATCAAGGCGGTTGTAGGCGCGGTATGGGACGGCCTCGTCGCCGCATGGCAGGCGATCTGGGGAACCGTCAAGGCGGTCATCGAGGGAATCTGGAACGGTATCGTCGCCGCATGGCATGCAATCATCGACCCGATCGTCAACGTCATCATGCACATCTGGGACGGCATCGGCGCAGTGTGGGACGCTGTCTGGGGCGGAGTCGTAGGCGTCATTCGCGGCGCGATCAACATCATCATCGACGTCATCAACGCGCTTATCGACGCCTGGAACCTGATCCCCTTCCACAAAGACGTTGGCGATATCCCGCACATGGGCGAGTCGAGCGGCCCGTCCGGTGCCGACGTGGAGAAATCGGATAGGGCCAAGCGCGGACGCGGCCTTGCATCGGGGGGCATAAAGCTCAAGCCTGGCTGGACGATGTTCGCCGAAAAGGAGCCGGAGATCGGGCTGCCCATCTCGGCGGTACCCAAGGTCATGGCCGAGGCGTTGAGCATGGCAGGCATGGGCGACACAAACATCAACGTGACGCTGAATTCCGTCTCCGAAAACTACGATGCCGAACGCATGGCCACGCTCGCGGCGAACAAGATAGCCCGGCGCGGGCATCACACCGGACGGCTGTTGAAGAAGGGCAACTAGTGATACAAAAACTCACCACAGGTTATGCGGCGGACTTGCTGCTCATGGACGGCACGGCCGCCGTCAAAGACCTTGTGACCTCAGTAGGTTTTACACTGGCCGGCGCGCCCACCACGGGCGCACTTCTCGGCGCGACCGCTCCAAACATAGCCGCAGGTAAATACACGTCATGCTCCATCCCGACCTCGTTCACGGCGGGGCAGGCTTTTAGCATGATGTTCGTCTGCAAAACAACATGGCAGGGCGACGACGGGGTGACGCATTATATCTTCGACAATGTGGGCACGGGCGCGAATCAGAACCGCATTTATATGTACAAATACGGCACGAACAACACTATCATCTTCGGCGTCTATGACAATGGTAGCGCGGTCAAGCGTTGTATCTCCGCCGCTCTAACGGCGGGAACATGGGCCGCAAACGTAGCACACATAATCATCGTGACCCGCTCCGCAACCGGGGTCTTGGATGCCTACCTTGACGGGGTGCAATTCGCTACGCTCGGTTCGGGTGCGGGAACGGGACTCGAAACGGTCGTGGGCGCCAATTCATATATCGGTACGACCACGGCGGCGGCAACTCCAATAACAGGACTTGAGTTGGCCGCCACGTGGAGCCGTGTACTTACAGGTGCGGAGATAGCCGCACTCTCCGCTCTGGCCGCATGGTCAACTCTGACCGATATCACCATCTCCGGATTGCCCACCGGCCGGGCTGTGCGCGCTTACTCCGAGACAACGGTCAAGGATAGCGATGTCGAGGCGGCGGGCGTCGTAACGCTCACCCCCGAGGGAACGGCGCGCTCGCTTGTCGCATACGATGACGGCACATACACTCAGATACTGGACTCCCTCGTGGACCCCGATATCTGGGGCGGTGACACCTACGAGGTACAGGTTGAGATCGACGCGATTTCAGACGCGGTTTACTACGGAGAGACCGTCACGATAGACGGCATCTGGTTTGGCGACACGCAGGGTCTCTCCTCGCTGACCGTCGCGGGAGTCATTGTGACCCCCTTGTCATGGTCAAACACGCAGATCACGTTCGCGGTCCCCATAGAGATGGCCAGCGGGGCAATCTCTGTTACGGTCAGCGTTGACAGCCACGACGCAACCGATGTCTTCACGTTCACGCCATCAAGGGTCAAATTGGCTTTCGTGGACCATGAGTACGTGCTCACCGACAGCACTGGTGGCTCGATCATCCTCGACTGCAACGACGGCGCCGACTACGCTTTCATGCTCGACTCATGGTTGCCCAGACCCGCCACGCAGAGGCAGGCGCTCAACGATTCTCCCATGGTCGACGGACGTACATTCAGGCCCGGTCTCGACAAGTTGGAGAGCGTGATGCTCCCCTTCTCGATCAAGATCATGGGCAGCGATCCTGACGACAGGTTGGACAAGGCGATAGCGCTCCTCGATGCCG